GGAGCCGTAATCGCCACCGATAGAGTAGTGCCTGCGGAGGTTAATTTGGCCCCAACGGTATCGAATGCAGCGCTGGCCGCTCGTGCGTCCTTGTCCACTTGCGCGAGTTTGCCCGACACGTCGGTCATGGCCGACTTGAATCCTTCGATATTCGCGCCTACTGTGACAAAGAGTTCGCCGAGTGATGCCATGTTGTTATTTCCGTGATACGACCGCGGCCCACGCTTCCAGATTTACGCGGATCTCTTCCGCTGTCTGGACTGGTTTTTCAATCTTGTCGCCGAACCATTCGAGCGGCTCGATAGGCTCGGTGCCCCGTTTCCGCTGCTGGTTGTGCAGGAGTGTCGCTAGCAGTCCGGCGCGATAGTTCGCCATGCGCTGCCCGTCCTTGTGGGCGTCAAACAGAGCCGCCAATTCGCGCGGAGGCATCTCCCAGAACTCCTCCAGAGAAATCCCGAGAGATACCCGCGCGGCGCTGCTTAGTTCAAGCCAGTCGATGCTACCGGGGCCGTCACCGGCACGGCCTCCGGCTCCGTAGGGCGCGGCTCCGGCATCGAAACGCCGAGTACCTCGCTCATCACGGACGTGAGCCATTGCGGATCACCCGGCAGCAGCTCAGTAAACTGCTCCCGCGTCATATCGCCTTTGTTTCTCACGGCGGCCCAGAGGATATCGTTGACCGCCTTCATTTTGCCGCCGCCGTCTCCCGACGCCGCCATGAGCGCAGCCTCGTTCTCCTCCAGCGCCCGCGCGGTGAGCAGGAGTTTGTACTCCTGCCCATCGAGCAGTTCAATCGTGACCGGCTTGACCGGACTCTTTCGCATGTTTGCTCCTTCTTAGCTGATCGCCGACGCGCCGGATGCGTAGAGCGTCACGTCGCTGTCGTCGAACGCGATCGTAACCGTCAAAACCTGCTTGTCACCCTGCGGCGCGGACGGCTGCCAGGACATCACATAGCCCTGGAACTCCATCGCAACGTAGGCCGACTGCGAACGGGTTTCTGGGATCTCGATGCGCCAGTAGATCGTTGTGCCGGCCTTGAGGTAGGTGAGTAGTTGCCGCTGAGTCGCGCCGCTCGTCGCGTGCAGGTCCTGGAGGATCTCCAGCGACAGGTCGCTCACATCGATCATGCCCGGCAGAGAGCGCTTGTACGCTGATGTGCCGTGCACCGTGCGGTCGATCTTGTCCCGCACCATCTGCGGAATCTCCGCGTTGATAATTTGCCCGATCCCGGTCCAGGTAACGGGCGAGGACGCAGCGTAGGCGATTTTAACGCCATTTCCGATCAGTCCACCTTGTGCCATTTCTGTCTCCTTATCCACATTTCCCAGAGGGGAACTTGTTGTCAGGCAGGCGAAGTCGAAAGCGACTCAGCCACCTGGAAATTCACTACAAACTGTTCCAGTTCGAAGTCTGGAGCGCCGCCGACGTAGAACGAGCCGCCTTGCAACGCGCAATGAATGCCATTGTGCCAGCCGTCAAGGGCGGCGATCACGGCATCCACAAGTGCGCGACCTGCCGAGTAGGTATCGGCGAACACCGACACCTGGTAGTAGTCCCAGATGTTCAGCGATTCCAGCCCGGTATGCGTGCGCGTGGGCTGGATCGTCACCGGCTGGTGGACGATGTAGGGCCGCGCGAGATTCTGCCATGCGCCGGGGACCTTGATCCGCGAGCCGGGGCACAGCGCGATGACCCCGGCATCGGCGCGGAGGATGTTGTAAATCGCTGTCTCGATGGTCATCCGCCGATGTCCTCAACAACCTTTTTCAACTCCCTGACGAGCACGTTCTTGACCTCTCCCCTTTTAGCTGATACAGCTGTCCGAAAAAAAGGAGACGGAGTAATGCTGCCGCGCGGCCCGCTGCGCGACCTCGTACCGAACTCCCACCAGTAAGGGTTGGCAATCTTCCATTTGCCCCTGCCTTTTGTTTTGGCGAACAAGTCAGGACGCGATTTCCGCCCATAGTCCTGGCTCATGCCTGACAGCACCTTGGGGTCGTTCGGCTTGCCCTTGTTAATCATCATCATCGCGCCAAGCATCTCTTTCAGTTCCGGGGAGAGATGCTTCGTAACCGGAAGCGCCGCGATGTTGGTTTTAGCCTGCGACCAAATCGGCTTTGCCGCCTCAGCGAATACGTGCTTCAGGCGTATTGCTGTCACCCTATTCATTGTCCTGACTATTTCGTCAATGGTCTCTTCCATGCCCTCGATGCGAAAGAGTTTCGCTTTGCTGACAAGAGCTTTACCTGTGCCTCGCCTCCCACGTTTCGCCATTACGCCACCACCTCCCGCGCGATGATGCCCAGCTCGCGGCCCGTGCCGTCCGGGTCCTCGGCATCGAGAATATCGAGTGTCCGCCCGTCCCAGATGATGCGATCCTCGCGGCGGATCACCTCAGCCGGTTTCCACGTTCGGATGCGGAACCGCGCCTCGGCCCACTGCTGCTGATACGCCTCCAGTTCGCGGCCATGCATGGCCCGGACCTGTGCATGGAGCGTCACCAGGTCGGACCATGTAACCACGTCCTCGCCCATTACGCTCTGCGTCTTTGTCGCTCTCTGAATCACGATCCGGTGACGCAGCACGCCCGGGTTGAGCTCGTAGCTGCCATCCACACGCCGAGTCGCCATGCTAGATCACCGTCGTTCGCGCACCCACGCGGAACGCCTCGGTCACACCGAAAGGCATCTCAATAGCGGCGTCAGACGAGAACGGCAACCGCCCCTCGTACCACCCACTCACGAGGAACCGGATGCCGTTGAGTACCACTGCGTCGATGGCCGGTGGCGCCGTCGTGTGCCGGATTAGGACTGCGCTCGACGGCCAGAGCGTTGCGGACGGCCAGGAGCCAGCGTAAACCGGCATCACGAGCGCCCGCGCCGTGTCCACGATGTAATCCACGCCCTCGGTAAGCGCTGTCGTGGTGCCTGCGGAGTCCCGATAGGATACGAGGTCCACCGTCGCCAGCGGACCCCGTACCGGGATCGACCCGAAGGCCAGAGGGAACGAATCCAGCCACAGGTCGAGTTGTTTCGCCACTAGGTCGCGCCCCTGCACGGCCTCGGCGACTTCGCGGGCCGCCTGGATCAGCGCGTCGAGCAGCGCTTCGTCGGAGGCAGATAGCGAACTCGGTAGGCGCAGGAAATCGGCCATCTCCGTCGCCGTGATCGGCTCAGCGAATGTCTGGATTGGCGACGTGATGGTGAGTTGATATGTGCCGTACTTAGCCATTCAGCGCCTCCAGTTGCAGCGGCCCGCCGTGCCGGAACACCGAGTCGGCCGGGAAGATGTCTCCGACCACCATGTGCTTGTAAAAATCCTCATTAGCGTTGCCGGGGTCGAGTTCGTTGTACCAGTCGTACTTGCGGAGCCTGTCGCCGCAAAACATGTAGCCGTAGTGCAGCAACCGCGCCGCACTCCGTCGTGCCCGCTGGTGATAAAACCAGGGCACGTTGCCGCAATGAAAATTGGGTCCGCGCCCGGTCGCGCCGAACTCAAGGCCCGGGATCAGCCGGAACGCCGACGCGCGGTTGAACCGTCCATACACGCCATCGACCCTCACTTGATCCTCAGAACCCCAGAGGTACAGCACCCGGAGCGAGAGGGCGAGCGCCCCGGTGGCCGTCTCCTCTGCGAGCACGTCGGCGTCGCCGCGCACCAGAGCCTCATCTCCGTCGATCATCAACGCCCACTCGTTCGGCTCAGCGATAGCGTAGGCGCGCTGGAGCAGGAAGTCCTTGTCCCTGCTCTCGTTGAGTTCCGCGAATGGTGATCCGATCACCTCTGCGCCGCAGCCCGCTGCCAGGCCCGCCGTGTCGTCCGTACTGTGATCGTCCAGCACGATGGTGCGCCGGCAGATCGGGGCGATACTGGCGAGGCTGCGCTCAATCCAGCGCGCCTCGTTCTTTACCCGCAACAGCCCGATCATCCTTGCACCGTCGTTCCCGACGCAGCCGCGATGCGCTCGCGCCGCGCGGCCCATCGCTTGTTTTCCGCCGCCAACTCAGGATGCATCTCAGCATGGGCACCGGCATGGAGCCAGTACCGGAGCCGCGGGTCCGTCCGAATGTCGCCGCGCAGCGTCGCCACGCTCACGCCGGATTCGTGGACAGCTTCGAGCAATCCAAACTGATCGTTCGATGAGCCGCCGACGAAATGCCGCATCCACGACTCGCCAAACGCCGCCGTCCGCTCGTTGTGCCGGCGCACCAGGAAACCACCCGCCCACCAGCCCGACTCGGGCGTGATGCCTTTGTCGCGGAGCCGCTGGGCGTGCGTGGCGACGTGATCCGGTACGCGCCCCACGTTCGCTCGGTAGAAGTCCACCTCGGCCCCGTATGTCGCGTTGAACGGATGCTGGAACATCGCCATGTCCGCGGCGCCCATCTCTGCGATGAGCGAGGCCGCCGGCGCCTGGAGCGAAAACTGCCCGTCGTGATAGATCGACACGTCGGCGTCCATCAGCAGGTGCGGCAGCATCTTGGGCACGCGCGACGCTGCCCGCGCCGTCAGTCCGTAACGCGGGAACGGCAGAACCTCGTAGGGTGCGCAATGCCGCTCTCGGTCGGAGAAGCAGATGTAGCGGACGCTCGGCTCCACCGTCAGCGGAGGCATCAGGTCGTCGTAGTCGCAGGTGATGACGGTGTAGACGGTGATCGTCATAGGCAAAATAGCGCCCCATTCAAGGCAGCCCACTCATATGGGTCCTTGGCGCTTTTTCGGAGATTGCACGATGGGCATAAGAGTTGGATATTTTCAGGCCAATTTGAGCCGCCTTTTACAATTGGCATGACGTGATCGATGTGATAACTGACCTTAATGGACGCAAGACATGCTCGGTTTGCACACCGGCTCCGCTGGCGCGCCATAATGGCCTGGATATCTGCCGTAGTGCATTTCCCCTCTGCTGCGATTCGCCTTGCCCTGCCTACTTGCGCAGCGCATCGTTTGAATAGCGCTACCTTCTCTGGGTATTTACTTGCATATTTCTCTATGCGCGCCTTGAACGCCTCTGGCGCTTCTGCATAGCGCTCGCGCGCCCGCTGGTTCACGCGTCCCCGGTTATCGCGCTTCCACTCGGCACGCTTCTCTTGCGTTTTCTCGGCATACCGCCTCTTCGCTTCCGCGTTGCTGTCTGGATGGTTCTCGCAATACCGCTTCTTGATTGTCCTAACCGCATCCCTATTCCGCTCAATCCAGCGGCTATTTGTAGCATCAACACACGCGCTACATTTCCAAAAATACTTCCCGCGTACGGGACGAAACCCTGACAATGGCTTCGTTTCTAGGCAATGCCGGCACTGACGCAACTCTGCGGTTAAAGCGCCCAATTGCCAGCACCCCACTTCCGATGAAATATCGCGCTTCCAATTTGCAAGTTGGCCGGCGCCTCAGGGTTACCTCGAAATGTGCTCACCAGCGAACCATGATCAACGTAGCATCCGTCATGGATACCGATTTTCAGCCCGGCCTGACGAACGCGGAGGCAATAATCATCGTCCTCGAACCCGTAGCCGACGAACCTCTCATCGAGTAGCCCGACCGTCTCCAGCGTTGAGGTCGGTATGTACGCCGCCACAAAGCAAACCATGCGCGGCTCGATCCGCAATCCGATCCCCTGCGACCACTGCGCCCGGTTGCCGACGTTGTTGCAGGTGGCCCCGATGATCCCGATGGACGCATCCGCCCGGCACGCCTCGGCCAACAGGGAGAAGCCGACTGGTGTCTCCAGCAGCGCGTCGTCATTCAGAAGCACGACGCCATCGACATTGCCCGCCGCGCGGATACCGAGGTTGCAGTTTCGGGCGAAGATGAATGGCCTAATGCCCGCTATGAGTTCGATCTCCCCTAGCGGCAACAAGGATTGATCCAGCCCATCGTCCACGACGATGATCTGCAGGTCTGGCTCATTCTTGCGGATGGCTGCCACGCAGGGGATCAGGTTGCTCGTGGTCTTCGAGGGGATGACAACAGCGATCATTTCACCGCCTCTAGAACCGCCGTTATCTTCCAGACCGGCTCCATCACGTCCTGATATTCGCGCTCACTCAGTGACACAACGCGAAATGCGGCATGGATGCCATACGATTTCGCAAACCGCCGATGGGCGAAACTCCCAGCCTCAAAATACTGGAACGAGTTCATGTTCCAGCGACTCGTGTGTGTTGGATCTTGGTCCGCGCCCGCGCCCTTCGATGCGCTTGGCACTTCGATAGTCGCCCGCGCTCCCGGTTTCAGCACGCGCCAGAGCTCATTGAGCGTGTTGATCTTATCGGGCAGGTGCTCTACCACGTCGAGCGCGATCACCTCATCCACGCTCGAATCCGGCCATGGCCACGGCTTCGACAGGTCTGCGATCTGGTCTGCAGGCTGGCAGATGTCCACCCCAATAAAGCCAGGCATCGCGCGGTCACAGCAGCCCAAATTCAGGCGCACTTAAACCCCTCCGGCATCGGATCGGTCATCGCAGTCCAACTCGGCGCGGCGTAGTTTCGTGCGCTCGTGCCCCCGTCATGCGAGGCAGCCACCATCAGGCCGAGCCCGTCGGCGACGTGGAGTGTATTCAGCCGCGCGGCCCGCGAGACGAACTGGTTGTCTTCGCCTACGGTCAGCGCGTCGAACGGATGAGCCAGTGCCCAGGCGCGGCCATAGCACAGACTCGTTCCGAGCACATAGTCCACGTTGCCGCTGTAGATCCGCGTCGTGTTGTCTCTTTCGTCGTGAAAGATCATCAGTCGGTATCCCGTCACCGCCGCGCCCGATTGCGCGAGCACGTCCACCTGCTCAGCAATGCGCGTAGGGGCGCTCCAGTCGTCATCGTCCCAGTGGCAGATCACGGAGCCGATAGACTGCCCCACGAGGAAATTCCGCTTCGATCCGAGTGAGCCGGACGGCGGACACACGATCACGCGGGACCGCTCAACTCCGATGTTTTGGAGGTCGGCCGCGTCGTCTAGGCCGATCAGGAGTTCCCGGTGCTGGTACGTCTGTGCTCGGAACGCTGCCAGCGCCCGGGGCCAGAACCGCGCCCGGTTGCTCCGCGTCGGCATGATCGCCGTGACGAAAGGGACGCGCGGCCACCGGCGCCGCCACGATCACTTTCGTCTCGTAACCGGTGCTGACGGGCAGTGTCGCCACACCAGAGGCCAGGAGCACGCGGGCGTCTTCGTCGCTCACGTTGATCTGCTGGCCGGCGGTGACGGTGCCGTAGGAGCCAGTGAGTTGTCTGTTCGCAATGAGAATCATGAGATTTGGAAGGGGCCGCCCGGAGACGGCCCCGGTATCCCGCTAGGCGGGCGAGTTGGACAGCGAGCCGTAGATAAAGCTCGCGGGCACGGTGACAACGATAGTGAGGCGGCCCTCAACTCTCACAGCCACAAGGTTCTTCACGAAATAATCCGAGTGCTCCGTGCTGATCGTCACGTTGACGCCCTCACGGTCGCGGATCATCGCGTTCATGCTGTTGCCCGACAGGAACGTGCCCGCAGTGATGTTGTTGGACACCACCACGCGCTTGCCCCAGAGGGTCGGGGTGAGCTGGTTGTAGGCGTTGCCGGCGACGTAGCCGCCAGTGCTCTCCTTCGTCAGCATGATGTCCCACCAGTCGGCGGGGTTCAGCGCGAACCAGTCGGGGTCGGGCTGGTTGGCCGACTGCAACTGCTGGATCGAGCGGGCGAGGATGTCGGCTTTCTTGTAGCCGCCGGCCACGTTGAGCAACGCTGTGTTGAACGCCGTCGCCTGCGTGATGAGCCCGTTCAGGTTCTGGCCGGTGTTGTCGCCGCTCAGCATCTGACGCTCTTCGATCAACTTGTAGCCGTACACCAGAGTGTTCCTGATGTCAGCTTCCAGCCCGGCGAAGTCATCAAGCACCTGCTTGGTAGCCGGAATCCAGTGGGCGAGCGTGCGGACGGCGGCGGTGCCCGTGGTGTAGGTCAGTGCCGCTTCCGCCTTCGCTTCAGCGGGCGTCTGCGGCGAGGCCGCATTCGTGAACACGTTCTGTTTCACGAAGTCGATGGCATTCGCGCTGGTCGGCGCACTCGGCAACACGTCGCGCAGGAACAGCCGCACCTGCGGCAACTGCACGATGCCTGCCATCCGCTCGGGGTTGAGGACGCCGCTGGTTGCGGAGCCCACGGCCGCCGAGGTGATAGTCGTCTTGCGCTCCAACTCCGCGAACGACTTGAATTTCAGCGTCGCGGTGCCCTGACCATCGCGAGCCAGCTTGAGCATGGACTCGTTCTCGGCCAGGTCCTGAGCGAGCGTTTTGGGCGTCGCGGCGGCGTGGTTGGCCTGCATTTTGAGGTCGATGGCGTCGGCCTGACGCTGCACGGCCTCGATGGCGGCCTTGGTTTCGGCGAGAACCGTGCCGTGGTCCTTCTGCTCGGCCTGCGCCTTGGCGATGAAGGATTTCAACTCGGTTTGAAGATTATCGAGGATGTTCTCATCCATGTCGTACTCCTTTTTTCAGCAGCGCGACCACTTCGGCTGCCTTGGCGGCGTCCGCGGTTCGCGTTTCGGGCGTGTTGCCCGTGCTCACGGCTCCCTTGCCCGCATCCGGCATCACAGGGTCAGGGGTCGTAACCTCGCCTGGAGTGGACGACTTCGAGTCGGCACGGAGTGAGAGAATCTGCGCCTCAAGCTCGGCAAAGCGGCGGTCAACACCATCGTCAGATTTGACGCGGACCACCTGCGCCTGCGGGAGCATTGGGAAGGTAACGAGGCTGACTTCCCATAACTTCAGTTCCTGAATGTGCCGGATCGTCCGGCCTTCGACTTCAGCGAAAACGCTTTTGACCGTCTCGAAACCGATAGAGAGGCCCTTGATGAGTCCCTTCCGCATCTTGCCGAGCATCTTCACGGCGTCGGAGTCATCGAGATCCAACTGACCGTCGATGTAAATCTTGCCCTGCCACTCTCGCACCTTGCCTTCGCCGATCACGCGCTCGGAGCGGTGGTGAGCGAGAACCGGCACGACAGGCATCTCCGTGATGGTCTTCGAGAACGCGCCCTTGTCGATCACGTCGTCGCCGAGGTCACGGACACCGTAGACTGATGCGATGCCTGTGAACGAGCCGTCCGGGGCGACTTCCTTGACTTCCCACGGACCCAGATACTTGAGTTCAGACATTGGCCCCTCCCTGTTTCGCTGCTGCGTTCGCCGCCACCATGTCGAGCGGCTGCATATTGAGCTGTATATGCCGCCCGTCACCGTCCGGGACGCTGTTCAGGTTCTCCATCTTGCGAATCTCGTTGACGCTCAGGACGCCGTTCTGCAGCAGCGTCGCGTAGCCCGCCGTTCGACTGGCGTAGTCGCCTCTCAGCAGCGCGTTCACATCGAACTCCGCGTAGTAGATCGCACGCTCGGCCGCTGTCAGCAGTGAGCGATTGATGGCTTGTTCCCAGGCGCGGAGCCAAAAGCCGAGCGTCTGCGTCAGGAACTCGAGGCCTAGGTGCTCGATGTTCGCGAACGTCGCGCGGCTGAGGTCGCCAACCATGTGCGGCGACACTCGGAACCAGCGGCAAATATCCGGGATCTGGAATTGCCGGCTGCCCAAGAACTGCGCGTCCTCCGGCTTGATCCCGATCTGGGTATATTCCATGCCGCCGGTCAGCACGACGCCCTGGTGCCAGCGCTCGCCGTTGCCGTATGCCGCGTTCCAGTCCTCGCGGAAAGCCTTGGCTTCCTCGGACGTCTTGAACGTCCCGGGATGTTTCAGAACGTAGGGCACTCGGCCACCAGACGAGAAGAACGTCGCGCCGTACTTCTCCTGCGCCAGCGCGAGCCCGATGCTCTGGCGAGCCAAACTGATAACGCTGTGTCCCCAGATGCCATCGGCCGACAGGCCACGCAGGTGGAATATCTCGGAGCGGTCATGCAGTTTCTCACCGATGCGGTAGCGCAGGCCAGCGTCGGTGATCTCTGGCGTCACCGTGTCCGACTGTATCGGCGTCAGCGCCAGAATTCTGCCGTCCCCGCTGCGCCGCTTGATGCGAGCGAAAGCGTTCCCGTAGGCCAGGGCCGCAGCCTGCATACAGGAGCGGAAATCCAGGGCGCTCATATCCTCATTGGGCGCATCGGCCAGCAACGGATAGAGCGGATGCTCCGTCGCGCGTACCCGATCCTCGCCGGCGCGTCGATAGAGCCGAAGCGGGAGCGCCCCGACCGGATCAGAGATCACTCGGATACAGGCGAAAACCACCGAGCAGTTCATCGCCGTCTGCTCGTTCACGGACTGGCCAGCCCACGTCGGCTCGCCGCCGCCCCAGAGCCGCGACAGTCGGACGTAGCCGTTGCGGGCGTACCAGTCGGACACGAGCGAGACGGCCTTGCGAAACGGCGCCGTCAGCCAGGAAGCGATACTCATAAGGCCATCACCCCCACGGAGACATCCGCCGTCTGGCGCAGCATCACCCCAAGCGCGGCGATGGCAGCGACGGGGCCGTCGATCTTGTTCTCGTTGCGCTCTTTGCGCGGATAAATCATGTCTTTCGCATCGCGGTGGCAGACGACGTTAGAAACCATCCACGTCATCGCGGGGTTGCCGTCGTGCTGGAGTTTGCCTTTGAGCACTAACTCTTCCAGTACCTTCATCGGCTCGGAGTAATTCACCACGGTCGGGCGATACTCCAGCATCGGGAGCCCCTCGTTTGACATCCTCTGGAAGAAGTCCCACGCGAAACCTGGATCGTAGGGAATTGCGCGCGGGCCAAACAATTGCACCCACTCGCGCAGATCGGTTTCGATGACGTCATAGTCTGTCGTGTTGCCGTCCGTCTCAGTAATCGCTCCAGTCATCGCCCAACCGCGCATCTGTGAGTTGTCCGAGTCCTCGATGGCCGCCTCTGGCAGATAGTGACGGCTGAACATCCGGTACTCTCCGTCCCGCCTGAATAGCATCACGGTGGATGCAATGTCCGTCTTCGATGCCAGATCCTGGCCGATCACGCACTCCCAGCCGGTGAAGTCTTCCGGCCGCATCGTCGGATCGGCGGCGCGGTCCCAAGCCCGCATATCCATCCAGCTTGCGTCGGCGTTGACCCAGATATCTAGATGTTTCGTCAGGAAGCCCGGCTGGGCGCTGGCGAGCTGCATTGCCTTGACGCACTTGCGCTGTAGATCATCCAGCCGAACCGATACGCCTAGGTTTGGGTTAGCCTTGCGCCACGCGACCTCAGAAGTCCAATCATCCTCGTCGTCGGCGGTATAGATGATTCCGAGGTAGGTCTCATCCACTGCCACGTCGCCGTCCACTCGGTAACCCAAGCCGCCATGCGCCCTCAGCGTGGTGTTGAGCAACCGGCACACATAACTGCGCTGCTCGTAACAGATCCCCTCACGGTTAGATCCGGCCGTCGTGATAGCCGCTACCAACGGCTGATGTCGCGCGCCGGTGGCCGTCTCGATCACGTCCCACACGCCCCGCGTCCGGTGGGCGTGCAATTCGTCGATGATCCCGCAGTGGACGTTCAGCCCGTCAAGCGAATTGTCTTCGCTACACTGCGCCTCGAATCGTGCCTCGTCATCTTCCACGATGACGTTGTGGGCCTGCACTTTTACCCCGTAATAGTCGCGGAAACCTGCCTCCCGCTGAGCCATCGCCCGCGCTACCCGGAATACGATCTGCGCCTGCTGACGTGTCGTGGCGAGCGAGTACACCTCAGCGCCCGCTTCCCCATCGGCAGCCAGCATAAACAGGCCGATGATCGCCAGGAGGGTACTCTTTGCATTTTTCCTGGCAACCTCCAGGTACAGCGTCCGAAAACGCCGGACCCCATCAGGTGTCCGCCACCCGAACAGCACCGTCAGGATGAAGCATTGCCACGGTTCCAACTTGATCCGCTCACGCCGGCGCGCCCATTCGCCTTTGATGTGGGGCATCAGTTCGGCGAAGATGCAGATGCGCTCCGCTTCGTTCGGATCAAAGCAGTACGGCCCCGCACATCCCGGCCACCGCTCCAAATCATCCAAGTGACGCTGCGCTGCCGCCTTCGTCCACTGCGGCCTTGGCCAGGCCGAAGTCCAGAACCTTCACTTTGTCTTTCGGCGTGATCTTGATATTGCTGGGCTT